CTCCGTCAGATAATGATGCCGCGCAGCCCAAGCGACTGCTTGACGCTGGCATAGATCGCGTCGATTTGCGGCTTGGTAAGGATGCCGCTGTAGTTCGCGACAAACGCGATATCGACAGCGCCATTATTCGTGCCGATCGCAGTCCCACCGGTGCCAAATACCTTGAGGTTGACGCCAGACGGCGTGTTGGTGACCGGGCCGGCGCCGGTTGCGCTTAGATTTCTTGTCAGATCATAGATCATCGGCGTGGTGTTGCCGCCGATCGTGCAGGCGAAAAAATGCCAGTCAGTGATTGGCGACACCGGCATGGAGAGACTGACCGTATTGCCGTTATACATCTGCAAGGCCGTCACGCCAACATAGGGGCTATAGCCGATGAATCCGCTGTTAAAGCCGGAGACGATGAGCGCCTGGGCGCCGACCTGCGACGCCACGGGAACCTGACGGCTTGCAAACAGCATGGTTTCCGCCGCGTGCCACGAGAGCGGCGTCTGTAGACCGCCTGTCGCGTTCTGGCAGTGCATGTATGCCGGAGAATAGATCGGTGCCCCGGCAGTGTGGTTCGTCCACGGTCCTGCCGTCCCGACGTTCTGGCTGGTGGCGAGGTCTTTGCCGAAATACGCCCAGCCATCCATGTTCGGCAGCACCGGCGGCGGCTTGACCAGCGCCGAGGCGGAAAAATCCACGCCTGCGAGCGTGATTGCGGTGGGCATATCGTCTCTCCCCTTTAGGCCACGCGACACATGACTGCCGAACCGCTGCGGTAGATTTGCCCAGGCTCCACGCCGCCGGCCGCCGCCGCCGCGTCGTTCGCGTAGCTCGGCGAGCCCGGCAGCCAGTCGAAAAAGAATTGCGGCGACGCGGTGTTGATCGCGGTTGCGCGCATCAGGTTGGTCGGATGGTTACCTAATCGGAAAGTATTATTTTCGGTCGGCGCGGCCGCATCGATCGCGTTGCTGGCACCGAGATAGATTAGTCCGGTGCCGTTGACCAATGTGCCCGACGCGACGTTCGGCCCGAGCACGAGGTTGCCGGGCACGCTTTGGCCTTTACGCACGACGTTGGCGCCGACGAACACCGAATTGTTCGCCGACCCCATGTTCGGATCGGATAGCACGTAGGAACCGATCGCCACGGTGTTGACGAGCGGCGGCATCACGCCGTCCGTGCCGAACATCACCCAATGACCGATCAGGATGCTGTCGGTGATGCCGTTGCCATTGCGCCCGGCGTGTGTGCCAACGAACACCGAGCGCAGGTTATTGGTCGAGTTGCGGCACACGTCGGAACCGACCGCGACGACGTTTGCCGGACTAGGATCGACCCGCAAGGCACCGCAGCCCATCGCAAGATTCTGTTGCCCAGGGCCGGTGTGCGAGGCGCCGGCTTGCATGCCGACATAGGTGTTTTCGCCCGAGGTCATATTCGGACCACCGGCATAACATCCGACCAGCACGTTACCGTTGCCGACGCTGGTGATGTATTGCCCAACATGCGTGTTCGGCAGACCATCGACCCCGGTCGATCCGGGGTTTGGGGTCCACATTCGGATCGCCATCTTGCCGCCGATCAGGTAGTGATCGGGGACGTTCACCGAGTTAAAGGTCGGATCGAGGCCGGGACCGCTGCCGCCGGCGTTCAGCACCGCCTGATCCACGTAGCCCTTGCTGGCGATCTGCGCGGCGGTCGTCGGAGCGGCGGCCACGCTAACCGGCCCGAGTAGCGCGCCGCCGGTCAGCAGCAGCGCCTTGGTGTCCACATAATTCTTGGTTGCCGCACCGTTCGGCACCGACGGCGACGGATCGGCCGCCAGGATGAGCGGACCGGTCATCGATGCGCCGGAAATCGGCACCATCCCGGTGTTCCCCAGCGCCGCGTTGAACACGCCATTTCTGTCGAGGCCGGCAACAATGTTGCCGCTGGCGTCCTGCCAGACATAGACGAAATCCGGCACCCGCGGATCGAGTTCGCTAAACCTGTCGGCGCCGATCGTGAGCGTTGTGGTTGTCACAGCAGGCGAGGTCACGACGCTGGCCCGCAGCACCGACCACATCAGCACGCCGGCACGATCGATCGCGCCGCCGATATTGCCCGCGGCATCCTGCCAACTCAGCATGATATCGGGGACGCGCGTATCCAGCGCGGCCACCTGATTCTCCTGAAGGTTCAGCACGATTGGCGTCAGCGTGTTGGCCGACGCGGTGCTCGCCTTCATTGTTGTCGCGGCGATCAGTCCCCATTGCAGCGAGCCGTCATCCATCACCGCGCCAGCGATATTGCCCGCCGCGTCCTGCACGCCGAGCCCCAGGTTGGGAATGCGCGGATCGCTCGCCGCGAAGGCCGTGGTGACGACGCCGAGCTGCGTCAGCCCGCTCACCTGGCCGCCGGTGATGGCGACCGCCGGCGCATTCTGCTGCGCCATGCTACCGAAGCCGGCGATGGCGTCGGCACGCGCCTTGATCGCCGCATCGATCAGATCGGCGTTGGTATTCCAGTCACCGCCCCAAAGATCATTGTCCCCGCCGACGGTCGGCTTGCGCAAATTGTAATTGGGCGTGGTGGTGAAGCCACTCATGCTGCTTGCCTTATCGTCCAGGGTGGCCAGTCTTGCGTCCACGTGCCCGCTTCGCAGGGCGTGGCGCTCGGACCATCCAGCCAGGTTTTCACCAGCCTGCCTTGCAAGGCGAAGGCGATCTGCGTCTGTCCGCCAACCTGCCGGGTCAGCCCCGACGTCGATTTCAGCGCGAATCGGATCTGCGTTGCCGCGACCGGCATCCAGATGCGCGTTGGTGAGGCGTAGGGTGCCAGCGTGATGCCGGTGGCGCCGCCAGCGGCGCGGATCGCCGTCGGTTTCGCACTGACCGGCAGAGTGATGCTGGTCGCCGCGCCGACATACTGATCCGTGGCGCTGCCGACGCCGTATCGCCCGGTGCCATAAGCGCCGATGCCGTAGGCGCGGCTCGCCATGCTAGATCGCCTGTACGGCGATTTGGTTCGCCGTCAGTCGCAGGATATCGCCGGCGTTGATGCTGCGGATGATCGGCGTCACGCCGTCGGTCGGATCGACCAGCGGCCCCCAATACAGCCGATTGCCGGCCGTCAGCGCATCCCACAGCTCGAAATAGCCGAGCGAGCCCCAGTTGCTCGCTGCGGTCGGGTATTCGACGGTAACCGGGTTGGTCGCCAGGTCGGTGCGCCCGGCAGCGAGCGCGAATGTCGCCTGGCGGCGCACATAAGCCGTCCCTGACGTGGAAACCTCGGCGCCCGGCGCGGTGGCGGTCGGCGCCGACGTGCAGAGCCCGACGTACACGTTGACCGGCATCACGTAAGCGCCGAAGCCCAGCGTGTGCGACAACACGCGCTGGCGCAGATAGTCGGTTGCGCTGCCTGCCATCAGAACCCCCGCACCACGGCGCGCAGCGGCGCGCCGGAATAATCCGCCTCGGTCTTCCAGCGGTTCGCTGCGAGCAACGCGTCCTTGAATTCAGCGTCGGCCTGCGCCGCAGTGTCGTCGTCGCGCTCCCATTTCGCGCCGTAGCGCAGGCAGCCGAACAGATAGACTTGGTAATGCGCCTCGAGCACCGCGTTGCTGTCTTGCGGATCGCGCAGCGGTTTCGGCCTGGCAAACCAGGCCATTTCGACGATCTGCGGCTGCCAGGCGGGATCCGTCGGGATCACCGGATGCGGCAAAAACTCGACACAGGTGCCGACGAAACGATAGGCCCACGACGGATGCACCGCGCAGTGACACGCCGGGCCGCCGGCGAGCGGCCCGGTCCAGTGATCCTCGAGCGACAACAGGTGGCCGCAATCCTTGAATCGGATCGACTCGGCCTCGACCCAGTCGGTGGGCAGCGTGATCAGGCCGGCGTCGATCGCCTGGTCGGCGCGCGCCACCATGCAGCGCGCACGCAGCGCCTCGGCGATGTCGTTTTCTGTCATGCGCAGCCAGCTGGCGAATGGCTCGCTGATGTCGCGGCGATTCATCCAGCTGGCCACGTCGCTACTGAGAACGGCGAGGCTCGCCATCGATCAGTCGGTCAGCGTCGGCGCGGGCGGCGGTGGCGGCACCACGTCGGACACTGGCATGAACGCCCCGGCCGAGGCGGTGGCGGCGTTGCGCAGCGGCGGCGAGGTCGGGTCGTCGACGTTGGCGATCTGCATCACCGGCATCGGCGGCGGCTCGGTGGCGGCGGCCATTTCCGCCATCTGCTCGGCCACGCCACGCTCGTTCTTCAGGATGTAGATGGGCAGGATCCCGACCGGATAGTGCCGCGGCTCCGGTGGCGGCGGATGCGGCACCGTCTCGGTGCCGTAGGGCGCGGGGGCCATCTGCCGGGATTCGTCGTCGTGCTTGCGGGCCATGTGAGCTCCTATGCGAGGGGGCGTCCGTCATCGACGCGGAAGAACCGCGTGTCGTCGCGCGACAGCCATTGCAGCAGCGCCTTGCGGTCCTGGGTGATGCCCATGCTGTGCAAGTGCCAGTAGATGACGTTGGGGATCGACGCGACCATGCGGCCGCGTCCACGCGCTGCGTTGCGGTCGAACAGGTTGGCGAGCCGCTTGTTGAACGACACGATCGCGTCGGTTTTCTGCCGGCTGATGATCACCGGCAGACCGCTCTCGCTGTCGCGCACCAGCGCGGTCATCAACTGGGCAGCGTGATCGTGGCGTACGTAGAGGGGATGTGTCATAAGCAGAGCGGCACGGTGATGTCAGGCACCGTGCCGCCCCTAACCACGCGATTCAGGAGGTCGCTATGGCTGCCAACAAACTGCCCGATATCCGTTTCGTCCGCGAGTGCCTGGATTACGATCCGGACACCGGGCTGCTCATCTGGCGCGAGCGGCCGCTGCACCATTTTTCCAACGCCGCAAGCCAGAAGCGCATGAATGCCTGCTACGCTGGCAAGGTCGCCGGCTCCGAGCATGCTGCAGGCAGGCGAGGTGAGCGTAGCTACTGGGGCGTCCGCCTTGCCGGGGTGTTCTACCCGGCCCACCGGCTCGCCTGGTTGCTGTTTCATGGGACAGACCCCGAAGGGCTCGAGGTCGACCACATCAACGGCAATGGACTGGACAACAGCATCGCCAATCTGCGCGTGGCCACGCGCAGCGAGAACGCCCTGAACGGCCGGGCGCACTCCGACAGCCAAACCCGCGTCAAGGGGGTCCAGCGGAACGGTAGCGGCTACGCGGCGAGGATTATGCTGCACGGTAAGTCCTATTATTTGGGAACCTTCCCTAGCGTCTACGAGGCTGCGGCGGCGCGACGAGCGGAGATGAAGCGCCTGGGAATCTTCCCAGGCGACGAGTAACTATATGATATCATTGGTTTAAATCCCACACGCAGGCATGCGCCTTCGGCGCGGTCGGGCGCAGCGTGCCTTCCCACACAATACCTCCCTGGGTATTATCCCCGGTCTTAGCGTACGCTTCCTCGATCATGTTGCGCGAGGGCAGCGGCGCCAGCTCGAGATAGTCGGGATCCACCAGCTCGAGCACATGCGCGGGCATATAACGATCCGGCACCAGATCGATTGGCCCGAAATCCGAGAGGAACACCCCGACCGCGCCGACGATGGTCACTGGCTGCGGCGAGGTTGCTTGCACAACATTTTGGGCGACGGTGGGGTTCGACGCGCCGCCCTGCGCCATGTTGGAGAACCATCTTTTGATGGAGGCCGACATGATCGCGGTGCGCGGCTTGCCGCCGGAGTTCCATGACGCCTGGATCGCGTCCTCGACCATGTTGAGGGTGAGGTCGCGCAACGTGCCGGCGGTGTGGCCGTTGGTGCCGTCGCCGGTCGGAAATGCCCCGGTGCCGGCGCCGACACTGCCGTTGGAACACCACGTCTGGAACCCCGCCAGCACGCGCGGGTCGGCGATCGATTTGATCGACTCGCCGGTGATGGTCAGCTCGAGGTCGCGGCGCAGCTCCATGCCGCGCGCGACGATCTGGCGGGAATACTCCTCGTCGCCCACTTGGTCGACGACGCGCAGCGTGTCCGACACCGCCACCGTACGGGCGAGGATCTGGCATATGTTCCCCAAACGCAACGGCTTCTTCGCCGGCGACATCGCCGCGGTGAACCCTTCGGGCTGAGGAACGTTCGCGGCAGCGTAAAGCTCTTGGACTAGCCACTCAGTATTGACCTGCTCCGCTTCCGAAATAGTGCAAAGCGATACCATCGGGGTATCAGCTTTGTCTATCTGGAATATTACGTCTGCGAGGTCTTCTTTGACGTTCGGGGCGGTCGTTTCGATGTACGTATTGGTCGGCGCGGCCGACATAGTGGGCAGTGCCATCGCGTGACTCCATCGCAGGCGCGCCTCGGGCGCGCGGGGGTTTCGATTGGGGTCGCGATGGAGACTCCGAAATGAGGTGGCGCGATCGGTGGGTGACCTGGCAGCGCCAGGACTCCGACCCGCATGACATCACCCGCGGTGGGTCGCTCCGTCGTCGGTGGGCACGACCGCGCCGCGCTGCTGGGTCACACAGGACTGCGCGCGACGACTGCGACCGGCATTGCTGGGTGACGACCCCCGTTGGGGAGAAGGTCGGGACTGCCATGGCCGGCCGCGCCGGCATCAGAACCGGCGCGCCGGAATCTGTCAAGAGTGTCGATGGGTCAGCCGGCGATCGACCATTTCCGGTCGGTGTAGCGGCTGGCCGTGCTGTTCGCGTCGATCTGTCCGCGCAGCCAGGCGTGGCAATCGGCGGCACCAACGCAGCCGAGCGCCGCCGCTATCGCCAGTGCGGACATGGTGTAGCTGGCATAGGTCAGGCTGTCGGCGGCGGGAATCGTCTGCGGGTCATCGCACGCCATATAGTCGGGCTGCAGCCGCTGATTCAGCGCCCAGCACTCAGCCCAGTCCGCCACATAGGGCGCCTTGTCGGCCTCCCGCATGGCCATCGTGTAGGGCGCAGGCTTGGCGGGCCACCAGCCTGACACGCCGCTGGTCCGCGCGATGCTGTGCTGGATTTTCCATTCCAAAATCGCCCGCCAGTCCTCGTGCCCCATCTGCACGACATGGCCGAGCACCGCGCCCTCGTAGTCCTCCTGCCAGGGGCTGGTGTAGCTGCCGTACGGCAGCGTGCTGGTGGCCGGCGAGCCGGTGGCGTCGGCGAGGCAGTGGAACACCGCATAGGGCAGCTCGGTGTAGGGCGGCGCGCTCGGGTAAACGAACGTGGTCAGCATCCAGTCGCGCTCGCGATCGAGCCAGTCCTGCCAATAGGCGCGCGGCTGGATCCAGTCGCCGCCGCCATCAGGGGTGACGCGCGCGCAGCGCGCCAGATTGCGCAACTGCCAGGCATGGGCGCGCACCGCCTTGCCGATGGAGAATTTTTCGCGGCTCTGCGGCGGCGAGCTGATGATGTCGTAGGTGCCCGCGAAATGCTGCTCCTCGAGGTAATACACGTCCCCGGTCAGCAGGTGGGCGACGTAACAAAGCGCCGGCGTGTGCGCGACATCCAACGTCACCGGGCAGGCGATCCACGGGATGGTCGGGCCATACAAGGTCGCGCCGGGATGCGTGTTGACGTCGAACACGCCGCCGCCGGTTTCGTTCCGGAAATGCCAGGGGAAGGTGCCCGACGCCTCGGCCTGCGCGAGCAGCGAGTCAGCCGAGGCATCACCGCGCAGGAATTCGGCCTGCGCCTCGGTGAACAGGCCGATCTCGTCGCGCTCGCCGGTCGACGGCACGTAGGCGGTCAGGCCGGCCAGATCCATCGGCGCGCTATAGACGCGGGCCGGCGACAGCGGCCGCGTGGTTGCCAGCGAGGTATCGAAGCGCGGCAGCAGGCCGTCCGCCTGCAGTTCGTCGATCGTGGCGACGATCGGCCGCGCCTTCGACTGCCAGCGCCAGCGCGAATACCAGTAATGCGCCGGCACGTCGCGCGCGAACAGCAGCGTATCGCCGTCCCAGATCATCGCGGTGTGTTCGCCCATGTTGAAGGCCTCGACACCTTCCGTGGTGTCGCCCAGTTCAAACACGACCTCGACGCGCGCGGGGTCGTCACTGTCGTCCGTGTCGCAGCGGAATTGCACGACGAAGCCGGGCAGCGCCGGGTTGGTCACGTCGATGCGGTTCTGCACATAGCCGCCGCGCGGATCGATCCAGTCGCCGCGATCGATGCCGTCGGCCGCGACGAAGCGGTGAATTTCCGCGCCATCGTTGATGTTGATGGACACCACCAGGCCGGGCGTCGGCAGCGGCGGCGGCGTCGGCTCGGGCGGCGGCGTCGGCTCTGGCGGCACCGGCTCCATCGATATGACCGCGGACACCTCAAGCGGCACAAACCCGTCCAGCACGCCGGTGACCGTCAGGGTCAGTTCATTGCGAATCGCGTCGGCCATCAGCGGCCTCCCCGCCGCGCGGCCAGCAGCTTCACCGCGTTGCGCTGCGTCGGCGCATCAGCGAAGCGCCGCTCGGCGTCGCTGGCCTGCGGCGAGCCCGCCTGCGGCGGCGCGCGGCCGCGCTGCACGTTCGGCACCATCGGTGCGTCACTGCGCACGCCGTGCATCATCCTGTCGAACGCCATGGCTTTGAACAACGCGATGACGTGGCGCGGCTCGTAGATCGAATTCAACTCGTTGTCGGGGAAGCCCTGCGTGCGCCCCCAGCGGATCATTTCGCTCTGCAGCTTCCCCCTGGTAGCCGCGTCGTCCCAGCCCGGCAGCGCCTGGGTCAGCTGCGCGTGCCCGTCGGTGAGGCGTTTCTGCCGCGCCTGCTCGGTTTCCTGCTGCTGCACCGCCATCAGGCTGTCGAGCCGCTGCCGCTCGGCCGCCGCCTCTTTCCAGGCGGCGTCTTGCCGCTGATATTCCGCCGGATCGGTCGCCGCGAGGCGTTTCCAGTCAGGCTGGCGGCCGAGCTGCGCATCCAACGCCGCGATTTGCCGCTCGATCTCCGGCATCAGCACCGGCAGCATGCGCTCGATCGCCGCGGCGCGCTCGGCGACCTGGCGATGCACCTCGGCGAGCTGTTTGGTCTTGTTGGTGTAGTCGTTCGCCTGGCGCACCGCGGCGGTGAGCTGCTGCGGCGTGAAATCCACCTCCCGCCCGTCGATGGTGAGCCGCACCGGCCCGCTCAGCTCGGCGGGCGCCCCCGGCGCCTGACCGTTGGGCGGCGGCGGCGCGCCATTGGCGCCCGGCGCCGGATCCGCGCCATTTGGCGCGCCCGGCGGCGCATTGCGCTGCCGATAGGCGTTGATCAGCCCGTCGATCGGGTCGGCCGGCGCCTCGGCCGGCGCGGCATGGCCGTTCCCGGCCGCGGCGCCGTTATTATGCGGCCCGGCGGCCAGTTGCGGCGTGGCGGCGGCCTCGCCGGCCGCCGGCGCGGCGCGCCGGGGCGGGCGTTCGCCGCCGCGGCGGCTCTCGCCGACGCGTTTGACCGCCTCCTCCAGCGAAATGCCCTCGCGCAGCCGCGGCGACTGCCCGAGCGGCGCCACCGCGGCCGGCTTGATGTCGGCGCCGCTCGGCTGCGGGCCTGGGGATGGCGCCGGCGCGGCGCCGGTGCCGTTCGCGGATTCGCTCATGATTTACCTTTCATGCGCGGCGCCACCGGATCTTTCGGCAACAGCCGCTGGTAGCTCTGCTGGAACCGCGCCGCCGCCGCTTCGCCCGCGCGCTTCTGCTTGGTCGCCGCGCGCGGGCTGCGCCGCGCGAACAGCTCGAGCTCGGGCTGTTTCCTCATCGTAGCAGCGGCGCAGCGTGGCCGAATAATTCGGACGCGATCCAAAACGCTATGGCGCACCAGCCGAGATGCGGCCGGGCGATGCCGACTGGCCACGCGGCCGCCGCCAACACCGCGCAAACGAACGCGAACACCAGCAATATCACCGGCAGCATTGTCCCCTCCTGTCACTCATTGGCCTTTTGCCGCTGCAACAGCGACGATGCGGCCTGCCAATTCTCGAACACCGAGGTCAGCGCGCCGCGCAGCTTGAGGATCGCCAGCACCTCCTGGCGCGCCTCCTCGCGCACGATCGAATTGGCGCCGCGGATCGCTGCGTCGGTCGCCAGCTGCACCATCTCGTCCAAGGTTTCGACGAGGAACGGATCGCGCAGCAGCCGCCCTGCGGCATCCGCCGCCGCGCGGGCGTTGGCGTCGGTGATCTCGACCAACTCAGCGCGCCCCCGGCGGCATCACCGCGCGATCGACCAGCATCTGCCCGGCATTCGGCCCGCCGCGCGCCAGCATGGCGCGGCGCATCGCCAGCACCGAGGCGGGATCCGGCGGCGCCGGCCCCACTGCCGGCGCGGGCGCGCCTGGCGGCGCCGCCCCCGGCGGCCGCAGCGGCCCCGGCGCGCCGAGCGCCGGTGGCGGCGGGCCGCCGGGGGCGGCGGGCGTCGGCTGCGCCGGCTGCGGCGCCGGCGGCTGCACCAGCAGCGCCTGCAGCGGGATCTGCCCGCGCAGCGCCTGCTTGAATTCGTCGATCGACGGCAGCGGCGTGTTGTTTTTGCCCGCCGCGACATAGGCCTGCACCCAGGCGGTGACCGCCGCCTCGGCGCGCGAGCGATCGTCTTCGAACGCGAGTTTCAGCCGGTCGGTCTGCGAGCTGCGCGCGTCGTCCAGCGATTGTGCCTGCAATTTGCCGGCCTCGACCTCGGCCAGTACCTGCTCGGTCGAGGGCTGCGGCGGCGGTGGTGGCGGCGGCTGCCAGTTGGGCGGCAGTTCCTTGAAATACGACACCACGTCGGAGATCCCGGCGGTTTCGCACATGCGCGCCAGCGTGTTGCGGTATTGCGGCAACCCGACGATCGGCGTGTCGAGCATGCCCTGCTGCACCGCCGGCGCGAGGATCGCCTCTTGCTTCGCCGCGATGGCGTTCAGCATGGCGAGGCGTTCGCTGGGCGTGCCTTTGCCGCCGATATTGGTCTGCACGTCCCATTGCACGCTCAGCGCGCGCGGATCCACCGTCACCCATTTGCCGCGGATACTCAGCACGTTGGGGCGGTCCTGATGCTTCGCCATCAGCCGCAGCAGGCCGAGATACAGCGGCACCAATCCCGTCTCGGCCATGGTGCGCGCGATCATGTCAATCCGGTCCTGCGCCGCGCCGGTCTGCGCGCTGACCGCACTTGGCGTGGTCGATTGCAGCGCGTCGGCGGTGAGCCCCTGCGAGGTGCGGGTGATGCCGGTGCGACTCTCGCGCACCGCCTCGAGCTGCTCCATCACCAGCAAGGCCTTGTCGCCGATGAACGGCTTGGTGAGCTCCGACACCGCACCCTGCTGCGTCACGCGGATGATGCTGCCGATCGCGGTCTGCCGCGTGTCTTCGATATAGGCGCCGCCGACCTGCACCACGGTGCGCGGAAAGATCGACTGCGCCAGGCTGTCCAGCGCCGCGCGCATCACCCGCGTCTCGGTGCGCTGCAGATCGAGGCACATATCCGCCTGGCTGTAGCCGATCACCCGCCCCGGCTCGCGATACGGCACCATGGCCGCCAGTGGCACCTCGTCGGTGCGATCCCAGCGGCACAGGGTCGGCGTGTCGCCGAGCGCGTGGAGATGCACCAGCTCGGCGATGCCATCGCCGTCGGTGTCCATCTGGCACCAGCCTTCGACGTAGCGGATCAGCCGCATCGAACGATCGTTGCCGGGCTGCGACGATCGCCAGGCGCGACCGCTGACCGGATCGCGCGCGGTGCGCTCCTGATGCCGTCGCGTCACCCCGCCATCCGACGCCGCGGCGCGCGCAATCGCGTCGGCCGGCAGGCCGGCGGCCAGCAGATCCGAGGCCGGCACGTCGCGCACATGAAAAATCGCCCGCGCGCTGGAGGCCTGCTCGGCGTCGGTGACGATCCACACGCATTCCGGCGGCACCGCCTCGACGATCGGCCAGGAGCGCGCCGCGCTGCGGGTGATGCGCGCGCCATACAGCAGCGGCGGCCCGCCCTGCTGGAAATACGCCATGCCCTCCGGCGTCGCCGCCACCGCGCGCTGCTCGGAGGGCAGCATCGGCCGCTTGGTGACGCGCTGCGCCACGATACCGGGCTCGGCGAGCAGCGCGCGCAGCTGCGGCGCCAGCAGCCGATCGCAGTCCTCGACGCGCTGGCTGCGGCGCTCGCCCCAGCGCCAGCGCAGCCAGCCGACCTTGCGGGTCAGCGCGTCCAGCATGGCGTCGTGCAACACCACCCAGCCGCGATTCGCGA